CCTGTATTACCACCACTACAACAGCAGAAAGAAGCTTTATTTAATAATATTCGCTTACGTTTAGGTGGGGGAATTGTTGATTTAGAGCTTGATCCTGAGCATTATGAGGCAGCATATCAATATGCGATTGCAACATACAGACAACGTGCTACTAATGCATATGAAGAATCATATAGTCTACTCACAGTAGAAAATAATCAATACACTTATATTCTTCCACAAGAAGTTACAACCGTACGTGAAGTATTTCGTAGAACAGTTGGTTTAGAGACAGGACCTGCTGCTTCATCATTTGATCCATTTTCTAGTGCAATTTTAAATACATATTTGTTAAACTATAACTATGCAGGTGGTTTAGCAACCTATGATTTTTATGCAGGTTACATTGAATTAGCTGCACGTATGTTTGGTGGATATGTTATTTTTACATTTAATCCTGTAACTAAAGAAATTAGTTTTGTTCGTAATTTCAAGGGTAGTGGAGAACAGTTACTATTGTGGACATACAACATGAAACCTGAAATTACTTTATTGAAAGACCCATCTATTGCCAATTGGATAACAAGTTGGACATTATGTCAGTGTAAAATGATTATAGGGGAAGCTAGAGAAAAGTTTACCTCAATTGCAGGACCAACAGGTGGCACATCACTAAACGGTGCACAAATGAAGGCTGAAGCTAAAGAAGGGTTTGTTGAATTAATTGATGAACTCAAGCGTTATGTAGATTGGTCACAACCTTTGACTTGGGTACAAGGATAGAATTCTAAATTACTTGCAATCTGTAATAAGTATGACATAATACGCCTATGTGGAGGGCATTATGATTGTAGGTATATGTGGATTAATTGGCAGTGGTAAAGATACGATTGCAAGTTACTTGATCGATGAGCATGGTTTTAGGCGTATGTCATTTGCTGAAAGTCTAAAAGATGCTGTTGCAGCAGTATTTGGATGGGATCGTGAAATGCTTGATGGTGTTACAAAATCAAGTAGACAATGGCGTGAACAAGTAGATACATGGTGGTCAGAAAGATTGGGTATACCCGATCTTACACCAAGAATGGTATTACAACATTGGGGTACAGAATTATTCCGTAATCATTTTCACGATGAAATATGGGTAGCTAGTGTAGAACGTAAACTAATGAAAACTGAAGACAATATCGTTATTACAGATTGTCGTTTTAAAAATGAGGTAGAAGCAATACATCGTTCAGGTGGTATTGTTGTTAGAGTTAAACGTGGGCCTGAACCTGTTTGGTATGAAGCAGCAGTATCCTATAATTCAGGACCAAAAAATATGGGGTGGGCACTTGCTAGAAATGAATTAGAGCATGCAAAGATTCATGCTAGTGAATATAGTCATTGTGGTTTAAAATTTGATGCGGTTATTGAAAACGATACTACGATTGATGATTTGCATAGAAAAATTAATAGTCTACTTGTAGATCGCCAACTTTCCATACAGTCTGTTTTCGCTTAACAACTTCTACACAATTTAAGCATACACTACGTAGGTTAATTAGTTCGCAATTGTTTAAATTACCATCGACATGATACACAGTAATTTGTGAAGCATATTGCGAACGAAACCCACATACATCACATATAGATTTTTTCTTATACCCTTTACTTTCCCATTTAGGTTTGGTTTTAGCAATTTGTTTATTGTTTGCTATACATATAGTACATCGTGATCTAAAGTATCGTTTACCATTACGATAGTATGCAGGAGCACGTGGATTTTTGTTACAAACTTTGCAAAATGGTCTCATCTTGCTATTTATATTTTGCAACTCTACTAGTAGAGGCTTAAACGCAGCTTTTTTACAGGTTTATCCTAAATAATAATAATGAAGAAAAACTTCATTTTTATTTAGGAGAAACAATATGGCACTTGTTAGCCCAGGCGTGGAAGTAACAATTATTGACCAAAGTCAGTACTTACCCGCAGGTTCAAATTCAGTTCCAATGCTGTTAATTGCAACAGCACAAAATAAGGCAAATGCGTCAGGCACAGGTGTCGCTGTTGCAACAACTGCAGCCAATGCAAATAAATTATATCGTGTGACAAGTCAGCGTGATTTGGTTACATTGTATGGTAACCCATTTTTCTATAAGACTGCTAATGGTACACCCATTCAAGGTTATGAACTCAATGAGTATGGTTTATTAACTGCGTATAGTGTTTTAGGTGCAACAAACTTATGTTATGTATTACGTGCTGATATTGACTTAGCTAGTTTAGTTGGTCAAGTTGGTCGCCCAACAGGTAGTCCTGCAGATGGTACTTATTGGTTAGATACAACAAATAGTACATGGGGTATGTTTGAGTTTAATGCAACCACAGGTAATTTTAATTTACAAGCACCTATTATTATTGATAGCGCAGATGATGTAGTTAATTCATCACAAGAACCAAAAGGTTATATTGGTAATATTGGTGATTATGCTGTAGTAACAGGCGTAACTGATTATGGTGAACCAAATGATTTTAATACTTATTGGTACAAAGCAGGAACATATTTAAATTCATCTGCAGACGCATTGTATAATACATGGGTTCCAATTGGATCCGTAGATTGGTATTCATCAGTACCAACCTTACAAGGTGGTGCAATTACTGCAACAAGTAGTGTATTATTAACAATTAGTGTAACACGTGGTGGAACAACCTTTAGTGCTACTATCAGTTCAGGTACAACTGCTGCATCTTTAGCAGCAGCAATTAATGCAATAACAACTGTTCCATTAATTAGAGCATCTGTTGTAAATAATCGTGTAAATCTTTTCCAATATTCAAATATTGATTCTACTATTACATTATCTGATGCAAATAGTGGGGCAGATTGGGCACTATTTGGTTTTATTGTTGGTACACATAATAGACCAACCGTATTTTATGGCACTAATGCACAGCAACCAAATTGGCGTTCTGCAGCGTCAGCACGTCCAACAGGAAGTGTATGGGTTAAAACAAACTCAGCCAATAGTGGCACTAATTTAGTCACAAGTGTTTATAGTGCATCTACTGATCTTTTCAGTACAGTTCCATGTCCGTTATATTCAAGTGATCAAGCTGCGTCTGCTACACTTGACCCTGCAGGAGGTAAAAATATCCCCGTAGGAACATTATATGCACAATATGGTATAGGTATTGGTCAAGGTCGTGCGCCATTGCAATTATTCCGCAGAGGAGCATCAGGTCCTTCAGTGTTTACAGGGACAAATACTAGCCCTAATTTTGGTTTAGGTTCTTCGTCATTTGGGGCTTATGTAAGTATACCAAATAGTTCTTCATTATCAACTAGATATACAGTAACCCTACCTTCAACATTAACAAGTAAGGGTGCGGCAGATTTTGTTGCAGCTTGGGCAGCAGCAAATATTCCATATACAACTGCTGCAGTTTCAACAACAGGTGCAATAGTGTTGACACATACAGAAGGTGGAGACATTGTACTTGATGATAATGGTTATAGTAATTCACCAGCAGATATTGCAGGTCTAACAACAACTGCATTAACGGGAGCACCAACCAATAGTAAAGTAGGTCCCCAATCTCAAGTTATTTTAACAACTGCAGGTCCTACTGCAGGTACATTAACCATTACAGGTGGTACAGGTACAGGAGCCACATTAACAAGTGTAACGTTCTTTGGTATCAGCGTGTCAACAATATCTGCTAGTGGTGGTACAGGTTATGTAACAGGTGATATTGTTACATTAGGTGGAACAGCATTATCACCTTATGTATCATCAGGTCCTATTACTGCATACGTGGTAGCATCAGGTGGTGCAATATCTTCTTTACTACCATACTCAGGTTTGATGAATCCTGTATATACAACATCATTGAGTGATTGGAAAGAATTTAGCTATGAATCTAACGATGTTGAGCCAAATACATTACCAACAAACAATGCAAATTGGTACTACAGTGTTGTTAATGAAGTAGATATTATGGTCAACACAGGTACTGCATGGGTTGGTTATCGTAACGCACAATATGGATCAAATGGTTTATGGTCAGCTACTGCAACAGGTATTACTGATCCTGCAGGTCCATTAATCAGTGCATCACAACCAACAGTACAAAGTGATGGTACACCATTAGTATATGGTGATATTTGGATTGACACAAGCGATTTAGAAAATTATCCATTAGTTAATCGTTGGCAACAGGTTGATGGACTAGATCAGTGGGTATTACTAGATAATACTGACCAAGTTACAGAAAATGGTATTGTATTTGCTGATGCACGTTGGGGTCCAAACAGTGGTGTAAATCCTGTTAGTGATGCTATGCCAACAATTGTTAGCCTATTATCAAGCAATTACATTGATTTAGATACACCAAGTTACACATTATATCCACGTGGTACATTATTATTCAATACACGTCGCAGTGGTTATAACGTAAAGCAATTTAGAACAAATTACTTTACATCAGCTACTTACCCAAGTGCAGGTGCATATACTGTGCCAACAACGACACCTGGGAGCTTGCCTGAAGTTAGTTATACATGGGTAACAGCAAGTGGTAATATGACTAATGGTGCACCATATATGGGTCGTAAGGCACAACGTGCAATGGTTGTAGCAGCAATGAAGGCATCAATGGATACTAACCAAGAGATCCGTGAAGAAGATACATACTTCAACTTGATTGCAACACCTAACTACACAGAATTGCAACCAAACATGGTCGTATTAAACAATGATCGTGGTCAAACAGGATACATTGTTGGTGATACACCAATGCGTCTTGCTGATAATGCAACTGATATTGTAGCATGGGCAACCAATGCAGCAGGTGCAGCACAAAGTGGTGAAGAAGGTTTAGTAACACGTGATACATACATGGGTATCTACTATCCAAGTGGTATTAGTACTGATCTTTCAGGTGCACTTGTCGCAGTACCACCAAGCTACATGATCTTACGTACTATTTTACGTAACGATACAATTGCTTATCCATGGTTTGCACCTGCAGGTCAACGTCGAGGTGTTGTTGATAACGCATCTAACATTGGTTATATCAATGCAGCAACAGGTGAATTTGTTGTAACAAAGAATCGTATGGCATTGCGTGACGTTGAGTACACCAACTTCATTAACCCAATTGCATTCTTTACAAATGTTGGATTATTGAACTTTGGTAACAAGAATAGCTTTGATAGTCAGAGCGCACTTGATCGTACAAACGTTGCTCGTTTAATTTGCTACTTACGTGAGCGTTTACAAGCAGCAGTTCGTCCGTTCATCTTTGAGCCAAATGATGCAATTACACGTTCGCAAGCAAAAGGTGTGGTACAAACATTGCTAGCAGATGTTCAATCAAAGCGTGGTATTTACGATTATCTCGTAGTTTGTGATGAAAGTAATAATACACCTGCAAGAATTGATGCAAATGAACTTTGGATCGATATTGCAATTGAACCTGTAAAAGCTGTTGAGTTCATTTACATTCCTGTCCGTGTGTTAAACACAGGTGAAATAAGAGGATTGTAATTCTTGTAAAGGGGGTGATTTTAAGCCCCCTTTTAAAAGATAAATAAGATAAAGGAGATATACAAAATGGCTTTTACTTCAATTAGTAAGATGACAGTGCCTCTTGCGGGAGCAACAGAAAACGCTCAAGGCTTGTTAATGCCAAAGTTACAATATCGTTTCCGTGTATTGTTCAATAATATTGGTGTAGATAAAG